ATATTCGGCTTAACCAAAATATCGCTGAGGGCTCTTTCATTATTGCCTAATTCGGAGACAAATTTACCAAGGTGGGGGATCTTGGGAAGTTGTAAAACGATGGCCATATTGATTAATGAGAACTAAATATTAAACTCAACATATAGTCTTCCGGGATCGAAATAACTACCAGGTGATGGAGATACAACTATTTTTTTAATTATTAAACAAGCTACTTGTCTTTTTTCCTCTAATATAGCATTGCGAAATAAATCGAAATCAACATTAAGTAAATAAGAATAATCAATATCTTCTGTTTTTATATTCTCTAAAGCCTTTTTCCTTGCAATCAAATCTTCTTTAATCTCTTCAAATCTTTCTTTATTCAATTTACCGTGAACATAATAATCTGTTTCTAATACTCTTATCTTCTTTTCTAATGATCTAATTTCTTTTTTATTTATTTCAACCTTTGAGGGTTCTTTTTGTTTTGATAGTTCTGGCCGGAGTTCCTTCAATTTTTGTATTATCAAATCCTCAATATAATTATCAACCTTTCTTTTTGATACTCTTACTCTTTTACAGTTCCTTTGACCCTTGGGATCATAGCTTTTATTGTAATGCTTACACATATAATAAACATAAACTTTACCGCTCCTCATTGGCGCTCCGGCTGTAGTCATAGCTGATCCGCATAGACCGCAAAATATTAAGTTCTTTAGAAAATAGTTATTGCCTCTGATACCAGGATAATTTAATTTGAGTAATTTCTGGACAGCCTCAAATGTGTCTTTGTTTATTATAGGTTTATGTTTGCTTTTAAAATACTCTCCATTATATTCATTTTCACCTATATAGGTTCTATTCTTAAGAATATAGTTTATTCCAACTATCGTTATATTCTGTCCTTTTTTACCCTTAATATTATTTTCAATCAGATAGTTATGTATCTTTGTTGTGGAATAGCCAGATAAATAAAGTTCAAATATCTTCTTAATAATTGCAGCCTCAGATTCATTGATAATAAGAACGTTATTCTTAAGATCGTATCCCAAGGGTGATAAACCGTGATGATATCCGCTTTTTGCCTTTTCTATTAACGCACGCCGCATTCTTGTAATTGTTTTTCTGCGCTCGAATTTACTAATAATTGCGAATAAATCAGATTTTAAATCGTCCTCTTCGATCTCAAGATCGGTTACACCGGCAGGAGTAGCAATTTTAATCCCTGAATCCCTTAGAATAGTCTTTATTAAATAGAAAAAATCATCACCGCGACTTAAGCGATCTTGTTCTACTACACAAATATAATCAGGAGCAAGTGAAGGGATATCCTCAATTAATTGCTGTATTACGACTCTGTCTTTAATATTTTTTCCACTTGCAACCTCAGTGTACTCTTTTAAAACTTGCCAATTATTCTTCTGTGCGAGTGCAGTAAGTTCTGAGCGTTGAGCTGGCAAACTCCATTTATCCTCTTGGCCTTTAGTAGATACTCTATAGTAGATAATGCAGGTGGGCATTTAGAAAATTCAGATTTTATATTTAATTTATTTAAATCATTAACTTCTTTTTAACTCTTGTAAAGATACCATGATATAATCATCTGTAATATCTTCCCAATTAAAAACCCAACAAATAAATTTGCATATTTCTTTCGTTTTTTCAAATGCGTCAAATTCTTTTAGATTGATCTCGTCTTCATATATGATAGGGTCTTCGTGTGAAACATAAGAAGGATAAATTATTTGATTTTTTAATATTCTATCTTCTGTTCCATTCAGTGCTATTTTAAAAATTAAAATGTCATCATAATTTATTTTGTTATAGTAACTTTTTATAAAATGGCAGATTTTTGAGATTAACGAAAAGGCAAGATTTAAATATAATACTTTGTTATATTTTGGTTCATTATTGTCTTCGATAAAAGCCTTTTCCCATGTAAATAATCCGCTTCGATACATGCGAAAATATTCGAAATATTTATCAGATTTAAGAAAATGTTGTATTCCCTTACTAAAATTTGAGTTTATACCTGTATTTATTTGATATGGAAAATCCCAATCTTTTTGAATTCTGGATTCGTGTACAAGACTCTTAATTTTCATTAAATCCGAGACTCTTTTTGACTTATAGGTGATGGGATAAGTATATAATTCCCAAAAACTTATAGTTAATAATTCATCTCCTATTTTATTTTTTAAATATTTTTTTGATTCCTCAACCTCTTTTTCGTACTTTTCCAGCGATTCTTTTATTTCATCCTTGTTCTTCATTTTCCTCTCCATATTACTTTTGTGATTCTTTAAATCTATAAAAATGATACTACTTACCATCTCTATAATACAGCATTGTTTTTATACTATCTCGCCACAGGATAGGCCAGGCTAAGAGAACTAATGAATACCAGTAGGGTAGGATAGACTAAAAATAAGCTTATATAAAAATCAAGCTTAAATTATAAAAGATCAGGACACTAAAAGCCTTGTAAATAAAAGAGGGACCAGTTGCCCGGTCCCCCTCTAAGGAAGGAGAATATGAAAGAATCAGATTAGCGCTGATGCTCCCACCTGCTGAGTGATCAATCCTATTGAGTCTCTCAGAAGAATTACTGCCACGTTGCTATTCGCGGTAGTAGTTACCTTACACGCTATATGTGTAAATCCAGCGCTTAGGTTATAGTCGTCGAACTCTACGTAACTTTGTGCCTTGGTTGTGGCGGTTGTGAACGTCGCATCAGTACTTGCCACTGTGAGCAACTTTTCGCCAGGATTTGTGGCCTTCAAAGTTACTACCCCTGCCGCGCTTGTTGCCGTAACTCCTGGCGCGCCATAAACCAAATCATTTACGCACAAAACTAATTGCGCCGCCGCCGCAGTATCACTTGTGGCTATTGAGAATTTCCGCAAGGCAAGCGTAGTAGTATCAGTATGGCCAGTAAAAACTAAACCATTAATGGTAATAGTCTCGCCATTTAAAACACTGGCCAGCGTAATAGTTAGTTCGGTTACAAGAGTGTTCGCTGTTATAGTTGCTGCAGCGCCAGTGATCAGCGCCCCCGAAGTTCCAGCTGCATCAGTTGCTTCAAATATTTCGAGTTTCGTTGTCTTAGTTGCGGCCATCGCACCACCGGATAGGATCGCAATCGCTTTTCTGTATTCAGCCATGCTGTGATACTTCCCGGTTACGTTGTTATTGTTAAGCGCTTGAGATACTAGGCCGATGTCGATTTTTAATTCCTCGTATATTTTATTCATTTTCTTTTAGCTCCTTTATGCTGGGATGATCCCTGTCATTTTTACGAAATGTTTTGGCCTGATTACCGCTACATCAGCCCTCAGATATCCGCGTATAAGTACTTCCATACTTGAAAATACATCTATTGTTTCGCCACCTGCTCGGCTTGCTTCAAGTACGACCTGATTTCTTATCCCAAATGCAAGTGCGTTGTGAAAATCCCCGATAATCGCGCAACTTGCGTTTGTGGCTGTGCCTTTTGTCTGGGTAATCGGAACCTGATTAGTCACGAACTTGGCCAAATCTTCGTAAGACTTAGGAGCCTTAAGAGGAGCAAGGGTTGTAGCCTCTTTTAGCCTGTCCAGGACATAGAATGTTCGAGGAGCCATGATTACTGCGCTTGCCTGTCCATTCTCGTTCGCGACGAGCTCACAGCTCTCTGAAAACTCGTCATAACTCGTTAAGGCTGCGCCATTAGTTCCTAAGCTATTTTCCTGCACACCCGGCATATTGAATATACCCAAAGGCATATCAACGCCAGTTCCCAATAATCCAACACGATCAAGCTCAAGGGCTAATGCCTGCGAGATCGCATTTTCAATTGTGCCTTGAAAATCCTTCGCATCTTCAAGAAGTTCTAAAGATATTCGAACTAAGCACCCCAAAACCTGAGCTTTCAGATTTATAGGAGCAAACCCTGCATCACTTTCAGTAATTTTTGCGTGCTCCTTTCGCCAGTAGGCAGTCGGATCAGATGTTATCTTTACCACCACAAGCTCCGCGGTGTCCATCGGAATCGTCTTCGCGCCTGCTTTTATACATACAGAAGCGTTCCTAGTCATGTCTATGATGTTCGCAGAGATTGCAGGACTCAATAACCATCCACCAAGAGCGCCCGTTCCCTCTGACATAGCCCGGCGTTCAACTTCTGCATCTTTCCAATCTCCGAGCACTAACCCACGGATCATTTTTCTTAAAGAGGGTCGCTCTTTTTGCTCAGGTAAGAGATCCGCCATCCGTTGTTCAGGTAAAAGAGCTCTAACCTCTCCATCCTGGAGCTCAGGATCATGTCTTTGATTATCTGGTTCGAGATAGACATAACGCTCTCCTGTTTTCTGGTGTTCTATCATTTTCAGCAGTTCAGAATACCGCGCATCTTCGTCTTTTGTTAAATCTCGGTTTTCAGTCGTTGCTCGATCCAGTATCTCATGTGCTTCTCTGGTCAATGCTTCATCACTCATAGGAAGATAAGTTTTTTCCTTTTTATCCAATTTGTACTCCTTTTTTTGTTTTCAACGTTCGGGATGCATTTTTGCTTCTTAAAAAACAAAAAGCACCACGTTCCCTATGATGGGATTGTGCTGCTATAAGCGTCCACCTGGATGGCTTTTTTGCTATACACTGCTGTCAATAATCCGATTAGCGCACCTGCGTTATTCTGGCATCATCGACGGCGCCACTATATTTAGTATATCAAACGTATGTTCGCTGTCAATACCTTAGTAAAAGGATATTAACCTATTTCTTTTATCGTCTCTTAGAGCATTCTATGACCCGACGATCTTAAATTTTTCCTTCTTCTTTTTCTTCTCCTTATGCTCTAAATATATTTGGAAACATTTCTCTAAAAAACTTGGATTGTTATACCATTCCCAAAATATAGCTTCCCAAAATAACTCAAATGGTAATTTGAATTTGGCTGCAACCTTCTCTAAATCCTCACGAGGATATCTACCGTAAATTCGGGTACTCCATTCATAGTTTGATATAAGCGCCATTATTAATCTACTATCTACCCCGAATAAAACCGCCATTTGCCTATTATTTAATTTTCGTTTCTTCTTAAATTCTTTAAGTTTGCTTTGCAGGCTTAGCGGTAATTCATTCATAAAGTCTCCTTTATTGATCCAATAGCCTCTCCATATTATCGTCATCGTCTGGTCCACTCGGTAACTGCATCCTTCCCCGACTTGATGGGGTCATTCCAAATTCTACGCAAATTGATATCAATAGTTTTGAATAGCTGGATGCAATTGTAACGTAAGGATTCTTTTTAACACTACCACGCCGATCTTTAACAATTAACCCTGTTTCTTTTATTTTTTGCTCAGCATCCAGAAACCGGCTGTAGCAAACGCAATACATTTCTAATGCAGCTCTATCAAGTACAGTTAAAAGCCCTAATCTTTTTAACTCTGGAGCAACCCGATTCCACTCCTTTTTCGCTTCTTCATTTAACCATTTTGGACATTTAGGTGCGATTGGCTTAGGTTTGATCTCATTAGCTAATTTTTTTTCTATATTTAATTTTGATGGATTGCCATTAATAATATGGAGTGCCAATGGCCTTGGTTTACGACCTCTAATAGTCATGTTACACCTCCATTTTAGAATTTTGACCTTTTTTGTTTAATTCCCGATATATCGAAGACGACTGCCCAAACGGTCTCGAAACGAAATACACCAGCGATTTATTATGCCCTACCTATTGAATACTACTTGATCTAAAGGTTTAAGTGATCGATGTAAGAATATCTCTGGGTCTTTAATATGTATCTGTTGTTCAACTTCGATAGCTCTTATCCAATCATCAGGATATTTAAGTTTTATAGATAACCATGTCGCATCATCCTGTTGGGGACATATATAGCAAGATGTTCGGGGTGGCTTTGGCCAACCGCTTTTCCCAATCAAAAATAAACAATCTTCCCTTGTTAATCCCATCTCTATTAATGGATATCGCTTTATAAACCACTTATGATTTGATTCCTTGACTCTTTTGAATTCGTTTACCGATATGCCAAGCCAGTTTTCACACCTTTGGATACCCTGCTCACGAATCCATCGTTTGGCCGGTTTAACCTTCCAAGCATCATTGCAATGAGTATTAAACCTTACTGCTTTACCGTTTATATATTTATATGCAGGTAAAACTAAATGTCCACTTTTATCAAACAGATCATTATGGCTATAGTCTATTGTCTTAATAATATGCAAATTTAAGTCAATAGATCGCAACTTAGGGATAATAACGCCATAAACATATTCCCATGTTGCGCTCTTCTCCCAACCACAATCAGTCATTATTGCATAATCAGGTTTAGGTAACTTACCTTGGCAAATTAATACTGCTATAGCTGTACTTTGTACGCCACCGCCACAACTCCAAACCGTTGTAAGTGGTTCTAACACCTTAATATTCTCACGATCCCTTGCTATTATCGTATTCGCACAGGAATGACTGCAATATTCCCTTTTACTTCGGTTAGTTTCAAACTTCTCTCCACAATATTTACAAACCTTGAACATTAGATTTTCCCCATCCCTTTTGTTCCTTAACAGTTTTTGTGGAATGACATGACTTACACGATCCCTGAAGATTGTCTCTTGATAGATTGGTATTATCACCGTCTATGTGATCCATCTCTGTTGATGGTGCTTTTTTACACGTCCGACAGATTGGTTCTTCTGATAATATGATCTTCCTTAACTTTCGATGGTGAACGCCATAACCACGCCGAGTTGAATTACCACGTCTTTGGTTATATTCTCTTTCATATTGCTTCTCGTGTTCATCGCAATATCTGGAGTATGTCAACCCTGGACAGCCTCGATGTCCGCAAGGTTTCATTGGTTTATATGGTGACATTAGCTATCCTTTTTATCTGGTTTGACCAGTCTTAACATGGCTTTTACCCTAGATTTTTCTTCAATTCTTATAGCCATTTCTTTATCATCTTTTTCGATATCTTTTAATGATGAATTTTCATAAGCGAGCATAACCGCTACTAATAAATCTTCTACTAATTTCAAAGCAACTTCCCAGCTTACACATTTAATTTTTATTGAATCATCCTTTACGCCATTTAACATTATTTTTACTGACGGTGGTTTTTCCATGTTTATATATTCCTTTACATTTATTTTCCGATCTTCATCAATCTCTATTGAAGCAAACATGGTTACTCTCCTTTCAGTTTATATAGCCTGAATTCTCGCCATTCCTTAATCCTTCCCACCTTCAATAACCTTTAAACTTCCTTTACCTGGTAGGGCTTTTATAAAGTCTGGTATCATCGCATCTTCACGTTCTCTTTTTGCTATGTTCTCATATATTTTCATGTATTGCCCTCGTAGCACGTCAATGTTCTCACTTTCAGCCAAAGCAATAAACCCACCCACAGCCTGCAATGTTTTCAGTTCTGCGATACTTAGCTTTGATTTTGCGTTGTAAAAGTCCTCTGCTTCTGAGTACCTGCATAATCCATAATCATTTAGGATATACATAACCCTTGCCCACGCTTCGCCACCGCTTAGATTCGGAAACTCCTCATCTTCAATTTCTGCTATTGCTTCCCTGATCTCTGCGATGGTTGGAAAAAACCTTGCAGTTGTTAATACTTTGGCCAATGCTTTTTCACCGACTTCATAAGAAACATCAGATAACATCATTTGCCATAGCTTAGCTGTTGGCCTCATTTCTTTATCCTGCATATTAGGATAGTTAGCTATTGCCAACCCGACTAATTTCGCTACTTCGCTTAGGTTCATTTTCGTATCCCTCCTGTTCCATTTCTATTAAACCCTTAAAGGATCGCGGTATTTTACTTTCTTCATTATTCATAATTACATTGACGACCCAACTTAGAATTGCCATATAATCCGATTTGTAAGTTTTGCCTTTTGATCCCTTATAGTTATCCAGCTTTTCAATCATCTTTTTAGTAGAGGGTTCACCGTAACTATCCACAAGTTTTTGATATTCTTTTTCTGTTAGGGTTACATATTCAGCATATTTAATTTTATCCTGCTTTTTTTTCCCTAATTCCCCCTTCTTATGATCTTCCCCCTTATTACTGATACTATTACCAATACTAGTACTGATACATATACTAGGGCTATCTGTTTTTAACGATACCCTATTTTCTTTTTCTGATAGGCTATCGATAGGGTATTGATAGGGTATTAATTCTTTAGGAACTAATGCTAAATCTTTCTTTTTTGCAGTCTGATTCTTGCTACTTTTATACAAGTTGTATTTTTCATAATTAACTATCTTGATCCAGCCATTAAGAAAAACAAACCTGCCATCAGCTTGAAACTTATCCTTTATTTTATTTAGTTCTACTTGGCCTAAATCAAGATCATTTCTTATATACTTATCCGGAATCTCATATATTCCACAAAGATTGACCTTTTCGTTGGTTAAAAGGTATAGAAAGAGCAATTTTTCCTTTTTATTTAGATTTGAAATATAGGTATCGCTCCAGAATTTAGTATAAATCAGCCTTGTTTTCATTTCACCGCTCCTGATCTTTTAGCAATCGCGTATATTATCCTTGCTATTGCCAAGTAGTTTATTTCTGAGCCTTCTGGTGACGTGCCAGGCTGTTTAGGCTCTAACTTGGGTATTGATTGGTTTTGTGGTAAGATATTCATTGGTTAAACCTCTTTGTTTTAACTAGGCCCGGCGATCATCCGGGCCTTTACTTTTATTCATTCGTCAACATCCGATGTCCATTCCGCAACATTGTTTTCTAAATCACCTTCATCAATCAAATCCTGTTCTATTGATGATTTCTTCTCAATTTCTTTTTTGTACTCTTCTGATTCTACATATACTTTTCCTGCTTGATTCTTAATCATAAATTTCTTCTCTTCATCAGTTAGTTTAAAAACTCTTTCTTTTTCGAGAAGAAATTGAACTCTTTCGGCTATCAATTCCTTAATATACTTTTCTTTAAAGATGTTGAAGAGTTCCTCGCCCGTTGTAGTTCTGATTTCACCATTATTTGTTTTACGGTAAACGAACTCATCAAGGAGTACTGGTGATGGACCCCAAATTTCGGTTTTTGCTGCATCTTCGGCCAGTCTTTTTATAATAAAATTTTGCACCACCACAAATAATGGGATATTAAGTGATTTGGAATATCTAACCATTTTTTTATAAAAAATCTCATCGAACCCCATAAGAAGTTTTAACCCTTCTCTAACAAAATCAGAAATATTCTTAAAACCGAGATCACTTGCTTTCCCTTCAATGTCCTTTAAATTAAAATCTACATCTATGATGTTTATTTGGATTGTTTCATACCTTTTCATTTGAACTCCTATCTTATTTATTTAAAATTTGCGGTCACTGGTCACTTCATTAGGGCAGTCGAGCCTGACCCGCCTTATCATCACATAAGGTTGCTGCCGGCCTGCTTAACGCATTTCTCCAGGTATTCCCGCTATTCAGCGTTTTTCGCCTGCAACACAATCTTACGAACTCCTTGCGTTCGTAAAATTGTTTCGCCCTGCGATCACAATCCTGCGAACGCGAGATCTGCTTTTTGTTTTTTGCCTAACGAAAAACTTTCAATTATCAATAATTATATAAAACTTTTTAAATATAATGTATTATTAAAATTATGTCAAGATATAAATAGTAAATTATAATTTATTAATGAAGATTAATACTCGATCTTTCTATTGGATCAGATTGTTATAATGCGTTTCTAAAAGAATAGATTTGAATTAAATATATAGTCTTTATTGAAGATGGAATAACCGCTAATATATTGTAATAATGGAATACGTTATTTATATCTCAGTAATCTTTATTGCTATATCACTGGAGCCCTCAGCAAAATTAAGATCAATCAATAGTGGATCTAACTCACTTGCCAGATGACAGAGGCTAACTGCAATCGAAGTCTTTCCGACGCCACCCTTGCACGAGAAAACCGAAA